GCACATGCTGCCAAATACCCTTTGTTGGGAATGGTGGGTGGGCTGCTTCTCCATGCCGTGAGCAGCCTGGACACGGCATGGTCAATCCAGGCGGTCACTTTTCGGCCCCTGAGGGGGTTTTGATGTGTCCTCACATTTAATGACTGACATTAGATGCGAAGACGAGAAGGGCGGGTATCACCGTCACCACAAATTCCGCCCTAATCGTAAGTCAGGTCATTCTAGGCGCGGGCATCACTCGGGTCCTCCGAGTGATAGTGACTGCAGTTCGGGTGAAACCACTGAGCAGCCCATTCGTGGGCGTCGGTGGCAACCTGCTGCACGACTAGCCCAATCGAGTTTGACCACGTCTAGTCAATCTGCCTCATCTTCATCAAAATCTTCATCACGCTCCCCGTCCGTCACCTCTCTGTCTACTTCATTAACCGGTCAGATAACTGGTTGTTCTGACCGTGACTCCTATTTCCGATCCCTCCCTAAAGCGAGACGCCACGCTTTAGTGCGCCGTGGGGCCTTTAACTGGGCCCCTGTTCTGCCACTCTCAGTACCCTTGGTTGGGGAGAAGAAGGAGGCAGTTCCAGAACCCAAACAGCCTAGCCCGGTGGAGCTGGCTGCGAGGATTCGAGCAGCGTACCATCGCGCAGCTGTCGAGACCGCCGCGGCCGTCCGCCCCATTTTATTGAGGCGGGAGGCAGCGATCGAGGTGGCCAATGCTGCACTGTCAGCTGCATTAAATGCCATCCGAAAAGCCAAGATGAGCGAGAAAGAGGGTGGCAGTGGGTTGGACCTTTTGGTCGATCCTACTGCTGTCCAAAAGATCGCCCAGATGGGCATTTCAGAGGCAAAGAATCAGCTGAACAGTGTGTTGCATGGCATGACCTTCACCGCCGCTGATGCGCGAATCATCAGTGGTGAAGTTGGGGATGACGCCTGGGCAAGTTTGCAGGATGAGGTCGTGGCAGCACGTTCTGCTGTCATGAACCCTCTGTCAATCTTGGCCAGTCGTGCGCTGACTATTTTGTGCCAGCTTTGGCCCTGGAAGCGGCACGAAATAGGTGGTGATCTGTTTCGAGTTGCAGATGCTGTCACAGACCACCATCCAGTCATCCCTACCTTACCGGATTTTCACCCAACCCCTGGCAGAGCCGTTTGCCAACGGTTGTCTATCTTGGTCCATACCCACCTATGGCCCACGATAGCAATGTTGTGCATCCTGGTGTTTGCAGTGAACAGGCTGCTCCTCGACCTGGCCTTGGTGCTTTGGTACTTGGCTGCGCCTTTAAGGGCAGTTGTGTTCATATTGCAGACTCTCGGGACGATTACGCTGCTTTGCGTACCCGGCTGGTTTTGGATCGATTGCAGCCTGATCCTGGCCGTTGGCGCGATGTGGCGAAAATCATCGGCCATGCGGGGGGTGATTTCTTCCCTTTACGGGAGTTTCACCGAATGGGTGTTAAGGCTTGGCTGGCCCGATATAGTGGAGCTCAATTGGCAGCTCTTCTTCTGGCCCATACTGCGCTTGTGGGAAGAGGTTTGTCAAGTCGTGAGCTCCGCATCTCAAATATGTTTGTGAAGCGGGAGGCCAAGAATTGGAATATGACAGACTGCTTGAGTGAGGAGGTTAAGCCGAGAGTGATAGTTAGTTGCCCCCCGAAAGTTAAGGTAGCTTTAGGACCTACGATAGTCGCAGTGACGGAAGCCCTGAGGGAGGTTTGGGACTGTAGGTCCCCAGTTTTCTTTGAGTGTGGTAGAACACAAGAAGAGGTAGGAAATTGGTTTTCTGACCACCTCCAGACACAAGGTGAGTCTTGGTTGTTTGAGTCGGATTTTTCAAAGATGGACCGGTTTCATAATCGATACTCCTTTTTTTCTTTTGAACCGACTCATGAGGGAGGTCGGAGTTCGGGGGATAGCTTTGCAAGCCTTGTTGGCCCAAGGACGGCCACAGACAGTGGTATCGCGGCAGGGTTTTGTGGCAACCACTGGGTGTTTTTTGAAGAGTGGGGTGCCAAACACGACTTTGTATAATTCCATCCTCAACGCGATGATCCACTGGTACTCTTTTGTGAAAGCAGGGGGCCGTCCTGGGGTTGACTTTTGGCTGATGGTGCGGGGGGATGACAACCTTGGGTTTGTTCGACCGGGATTAGATGATAATCTAGTCGCTGATGCTGAGAAGCTCGGTTTCAAACTCAAGCTGAAGCGCCCCGGACATCCCTGCCGGGCACGGTTTTGTTCTAATGCATTTTACCCTGTGCCTGATGGCAGGTACATGCCTGCGCCGACTATTGGGAAGTGTCTGCCAAAGTTGGCGTACTCCATCGCTACTGTCCGTCGTGGTTATGAGCGAGCCCACCTTCGTGGTGTGGCACTTGGACTTTTGGCCCTCACAAACCATGTACCGCTGCTCGGTCAGTACGTGAAGAAGCTTCTTGAGATCACAGCCGGCGCAAAAGGCCGTGAGCTGCGAGAGGCTGTTCGTGTGTCTGAGCACAAGTATCTGGTGGGCGGGAGCTTTAGCCCATGTGTGTTCGCTGAACAGTATGTCGCGCAAATGTACGGTGTTGACCAGAGCCTGGTCTCTCAGATGTCAGATGTCATTTCCCGTATGTCTGAGCCTGGGTTCTATGGGACGCCGGGTACTGTTCAGTTTTTGACCGCGGCGTCGCAGGTAGAGGAAGCTTAGGTGGGATGCGCGGGGTCATAAAATATTCGCGCTGTTTTCTCTTCACCACGATGTGGG